GGGGGCGCATTCGAGAGAGGGTCTCTGGCCGGTTCGGCGTGGTAGGTGGTCTCCAAACCACATGCTTCCGTCGATCATCGGTGACGAATGGGTGTCCGGGAGTCGCTGAAGAAAGCCCCTTTTGGGGCTTCAACGCACCTGACTAACGTCAGGGGTGGCCGCTTCGGCCTCAACGGTCTCGACATTTCTGTGGAGTGTTGAGCCAGTAGTTATAGGATCTTAGAATGACTCCTCGAAGCAAGACAAGTGGTTCACTCACAGCTCAGACTCTGACGGGATACCGTCAACCGGTGGGCGGCGCAAAGGTCGTTGATGAGACCCAAGCGAAGCTCCTCAGTTGCGATTTCTATCAGATGGATGGCTGGGATGTGGAACACTTTCATGCCCGTATGAAGCGTGGAGAGCTAGTTGAACAGACTCCGTTTTCGAAGTTTGCCAACAAAACAAGCGGGTCCGGTCAAGCTGATCGGACCAACACTACGCCCAACCCAGATATTCGTTACTGGTTTGAGCCGTATTGGGCTTGGTCTTCACCCAGTGTCACAAGGACTTTCCTTGAGACATTTGTGGGGACTCTCAACGTCAATACAGGACCTTATGTGCAAGCGGCCGCTGCTAGAATTTATAGCAACGGTTTTGACGCATTGACCTTCCTTGCCGAGCTGAAGAAAACGATCCGGATGTTCTACAAGACTGCGGATACCTTTAAAGGTCTCCTCAATCAAGGAAAACTTTCGGAAACGTGGCTTCGAGCACGGTATGGATGGAGGATATTGTTTTATGAATTGAACGATATCTCCAATGCGTTGGAAACGCTTGACATCAAAAGGAAAAGATACAGTGAGACTTGTGGTGGCACACAGGTGGGTGCTTCTTCCACCTCGACTGCTGTTACAAGTGCCTCTTTCAATGCTACCCTTAACACGGTAGTCTCTTGGAAGCTCTCTGTACGAGGAAACATTGTTGCGGACATTGAACCACCGAGATTCGAATTCAACCCGATTACGACGGCTTGGGAACTTATTCCCTATTCGTTCATAGTCGATTGGTTCTTCAAGGTGGGTCAGTGGCTTGCGTCAATGTCATTCTTGGCCTTTACGTCCGAGTACGTAGCCTCAGCTGGCTACAGACTGGAGTACACGCAACGTATATATTTAAGTTCCATATCGCCAAAAGCGGGATGGACCTTGAACGATGTACGTTCCGATTATACTACAGTCGCTACTTTGTCGAACAGGGCACCTACAACTGTACCGTTCCGTCTTTCCACTAACTTGAGCGTACCGGAGGCAGCGAAGATATTGGATCTTCTTGCCCTCATACGTCTCGCATTAAGGAGGTAGTACCATGCCAGCAATGGCAACAGTACTGACGGAGTTCTCCGACAGCGGGAACTCACGCACGAGCACGCTTGCGGGGCATACTGCCCTCAAACCGCGCATCGTGATTCAGAAGCGGAAGGTGGCTGTCGACGACACTTCATCGCCCGAAGATCACATTTCTGTGATCTACGGGACGGTGGATGCCGCCGGCCTGATCCTTCCGGGGAAGATCGCGTTCGAAGTGAGCCTGCGGCGTCCCGTTTTGGGACTCGCAGCCGATGTGACTGCTGCTTTGGCCGTCATTCGCGACATTGTTGCGAGTGACGAGTTCACGGCAGTAACCACAACCCAGAACTGGCTGAAACCGTAGTACTCGGACTGAGCATGTCGCTCATTCCGGAGAAACGGGTTCAGAATAAGATACTCGCAGTTATCCTTTGGATAATTTGCGCGTATCTGAGTTCTGGTCAAGTCGATTCAACCACGAGGAAGACACAATGTCCACCAGTACCATGGATGTATGGCGAATCTGCCAGCTCTATGTAAGCGATCGTCCAGCCAGTTTCGATGAAGGGCTGAAGAGTACCGTATCCGGATGGATACGATCTCGAAGCCTGGAGAAGCTGGCCTCTTGTAGCTCCATCCTCGCGAATTCAACTTTGTATAGCGAGGAGAATGTACGTACTTGTCTGCAGATAGAGGCATTCTTTAAAAAGAATGTCTCGTTCACCGACCCCGTTAAGGCTAGAGCAGCAGCGCAGAAAACCTTTCTGCAAGCTGAATCTCGCTGTCGACGGGTTAATCGTAGATTTGACCACTATGCCCTTCATCCGGATCGTATTGATCCCGAATTGGAGGCGCAGTTGTCTCGTATGCGACGGTGGATCTGTAGGGTGCTTGGTAGTATCCGTCCATTTCTGGATCGGATGCCCGAGCTTATCCAAGTAACGGCGGGAGCGACAGCGACTGCGTCACGGGCAGACAGTTATCCGGCGGCGAAGCTTAACCGCAGGATGTATTGTCCGCGAGCGGCGATGCCTTATCTACGAGCCCTTGCTGCCTATTACGGCTTCAAGGAGGACGAGACGAGGTTTCGCTTTCGTGATGTGAACCGTATTGAGTTCGTCCCGAAGAACTGGAAGACTGAGCGTACCATCGCGTGCGAACCTGAAGGATCTATGATCTTTCAGCTAGCATTCGACAAGTACGTGAAGTACCGATTAATGCCGCGAGGCATCAATTTGTACGATCAGACTCCAAATCAGCAGGACGCGCGCGAAGGGTCCACTACTGGCAAGTTTGCCACAGTTGACTTGAAAAACGCGTCCGACACAGTTTCTTACAACGTCGTCTGCGACTTACTACCGCATGAGTGGTTTAAATACTTATGCGCGATTCGGTCGAAGGCGGGGTACAGTAAGGACCTGGGCTATATCAGATACGAGAAGTTCTCCAGTATGGGGAACGGATCTACGTTTGGTATAGAAACCCTGATCTTCGCAGCTGCACTCCGGGCCGTGGGCTCTAAGGAGGGGCATGTATACGGTGATGATATTACCGTAGAAACGCCTCTCTATGAGTCACTGGTCCGGTTGTTGCGGTTCCTAGGCTTCGTTACCAATGAAGAAAAGTCCTACCATACGGGTCCCTTTCGGGAATCGTGTGGAAAACACTACTTCAACGGTATCGACATAACACCGTTTTATTTGGAGTCTGATTCTGGGATGAAACCCAGAGTCGCGCTCTTGATAAACTCGATGTTGCCGCGGATGGGTCCCGGTTGGGGGCTTCTTGAGTACTTCGTTTCCTTGAAAAAGGAGCGGAATATACTCGTGACGCCAACGACCGATGATCCTACCTGTGGTATCCATCTCTCCAGATGGAGTGCACGGGCTCTAGGAAAGGTGAGAACTAAGAATTACATAACGAAGTTTAAGGGTTATACCCTTGAGCAACGTCGTGTGAGACTTAGGCGTTTAGGGGCTTACTTCCTTTGGCATATTAATGCAAACTATGCCAATAGTAAGTTCCGAGACGCCGTGATCACCTCAGTAACGACTAAGTCTGTATCTCATCGATACAGAACTCAGTGGAGAACGTTGGGTTGTGAAGCCCAACTAATGGGAGCACACTCTTGGCATGTACATCGCCTGGAGTGCTTACTCGCCTCTAGCGAAAGCTAGACGCTCGTGAGAGCTTAGGGGACGTCGTCCCCAGTCAAGATGCT